TCCGGATCCACCATTGTTACCGTTTCGGTTAGTTCCTGCGCTACTTTTTCCTCCCCCTGAACCACCGCCGAGAGCAGTTAAAGTTCCTAGCGTTGTTGATGAAAAAACGGTATTGTTTCCTTGATTACCTCGTAGGCTTGATGAAGATTGATAAGCACCGCCTGCTCCAATAGCCGTTGCAGTTAATGTTTCTCCTGCAGGTATAATAGCTGTATTAGTTATAATACCACCGCCTCCACCTCCACCGAAAGCTGTACCAAAAGAATCATCACGACCCGAGCCACCGCCGCCTGCGATAACCCAATATTCTATTTCGTACCCTGATGCGCCGCCTAATGGAAAAAACCTTTTTCTAAAACCCATAATTTATGCTTTAAGTTTGTACTTTATGGTGTGAAATCTACTACCAATTGAGCAACAGAATACGCTAATTTTGCATTACTATCGTCATCGTCTAAACAAGTTACTTGAATAATGTTATATGCAGTTGTATCAAATTCACCCGAACCTACTCTGTAGAATGTATCAGTAGTAAAACCTGAACTTAAGGTTAAAGAAGCACTTCCTGAAATTGCAAAAAATATAATATCTATTGACTGTCCTTTTTTAATGCCACTTAAAGTTAGAGTAGCTGTACCCATAGCACCTGTAAGTTGAAAAGTACTAGCACTAGAACAATCTAAAGTTTGACTTGTTGTCGTAGAACTAGATGTTATACCTTTGTATCTATTCGCTAACTCTGCGTGGTCTACAATGTCATCATTTAACATTGCGTTAGTAACAAAATTGTTACCATACACCTCATCAAAGTTGTCGTTTAATTTGTCAAATGCACTTCTTAACGGATCTCCTGTCCCGTCATTTGCTGTTGTTCCTAAATTTACTGTTTGTTTAGCCATTTTATACTAATGATTTATCTGCTGTTAAAATTGCACTATCTGCTTTATATCTTATATCGTCTGATGTTATTGCTAACGTTTCTATTTGTCCTGCTACTAAGCTACTTAAAAAACAATCAGGTGAACTTAACGAGGGTATTGACTCTGCAATAGTGTTATCTTCATCACCAAATTCTGTGTAACAATATATGAATCCCCAGTTAATACTATTTGCCATTTTTTACTTTTTTTAAGTAAGCCTTAAGTTTCTCAACATTGACTACTTTTGGTTTATACGTTTTTACAGTACCCATCCTTGATATGTTGCATCTTTATCAGGATACATATCCTCGTTGTTATTTGTATTATACTCAGGATACTTGCTTGTATTATATGTAACGTAATCAATCATCCTTCTTGTATAAAATTCAGCAAAATCTCTTTGCTTATTTACTAAGTAGTCGATTTCATTCTTATTTATTGACTCACTGTTTTCGCTGTTATGCTTGAATACACCACCATTTTTAACTTGATAAGCCGCAAAAGGTAGGTAATCTGACATAGCATAATGGATCAACATTGGCTGTACGTACTTGTTAACTAATGTTAAGTAGTCGCCTGTTAATGAGTCAGCAATAATATCAGCACTTATTTTGTTATACAAATCTGTTCCTAAATAATTTTGTATATGTATTTCCTGTGCTATCTTAATAAACGGTATAAACTTATCTGTATCTACATTTCCATCTAAGATACTGTTTTTAACTAAATCGGTACGTGATATAAAAAGTGCTGTAGCCATTATTTCTTACGTGGTTTTAGGAATCCCTCATTCGGCATATCCTTCGGTTTTTTAGATACTTCTTTAGGATTTCGTACTCTCATACCTTCTTCCTCTGCTTTCTTTGTTCCTACTTTGGGTGCTAACGCACTATTAGGGTCTCCCTGACCTTGTGGTAAGCCTGTAAATCTAAACGTCATTCTACGCCATCTATGATGACATAACCCACCGCCTTTGAATTTCCATATTGAGTAAGTATCCGCACCATTTGGGCCCCAACCTGCATTTACTGGTAAGTCGTCCATCTGCAATATATCTTCTTTGCGATAAAGTTTATTTGCAGCTACCATTTTCTTACAAAACTCTCTACTATTTTTACTTACTTTGTCAGGCGAATATTTGTAACGCACTTTGAACTGAACACCTTCAATGTTTTTATCTTGCTCAGACTTAGCACTTGGTCTTGCCGATCCTGTACTAGCTAGACCTATCATTTTGTCTAACTTTTCTTCCATATCGTAATCAACGTCCATTTCGTCTACTAACTCCCAACCTTCCATAGACTCTCCTGAATCACCTAGCTGTATTAAATCTTCTGCTATACCTTCTATTTCAGGTGCATCTTGCTTAGATAAGGACAAGCCTTGCTTAACTCCAGTTTCTTCCTCTATTGTTTCATCGTCTACTTGATCTTCTTTATCTTTTAAGTCAGTAAACTCAAGTGGCTGTAGTGTTTTAAAATATAAATTCAGCGTAATACCATTAAAGGCTAATATCTGTTCCATAGCATCTATGATCAGTTGCTGAAATGGTCGTACTACAACATTATCTGTAAGTGTAGAAGCTGTACGTAATTCGTCTGCATTGTTACCTAATCCTGTTTGATCTTTAATTCCAAACAACATAGGTGATACAATCCTGTGACTAACGAGAATCTTTTTACTCGACTCGTCAGATAGGAATTGGTACTGGTTATGTGCGTCCGATAATTGGACTGGCTCGATGTTCGCTTGTGCATCTGAATTATCATTAAATGCTAATATAAATTTACCTGCGTTACTTGATCCTGAAAACTTTTCGTAAATACGTCTTTCAATCAGTGAACGTTCCTCTTCATTAGGTATGCCATTGTTAAAATTAATTAACATACTTGGTGCTAAACCGTTCTTAATATTGTTAAGGTGGTAATTAGCTATTTCCTCTTCAAGTTCTGCATACTGTAAGCCACCTTGATAATCTACAGGACTGTAATAATAGTACCCTGTCTTATATGGCTTAATACAGTAAATCTCGATTGCTTCATTACTTGTACCAAATGCAGGTATACGTTTCGGTTTATCACTAGGCTTGATTTTAGTCCAGTCTTTATGATAGTAATATCCTTCAATATCTCCGTTTTCATTACACTTTTCTAATCTTAGCGTTTCAATAGGGAAGTGTTCTACTTGTGCTATACTCTTTCTATCCTTACTGTATATTATTTGCATTGATGCTTGTCCCATTAACTTGAGATCAAACACTACTTTTCTCATACAGTCCTTACTGAATAACGACACCATTTGTGCGTACTGATCTGGTCTTCTACTAGCATCTGTAGCGGCAATACCTTTACCATAGATCATCTCAGCCATACCGTTTATGATAGCGTTGTTTGTAGCACTACCATTGTAACGGTCAATTAGGTACTGGAAATAATTATTATCATCTCCGTACTCTACCCATTCACGGTGTTTACGCTCTACAACGCGTGGTGCGGTATACGAGGCTAGGTTTACTATTCTTACATCTTTCATAATACTATAAAGTCGTTATCATAGGAAGTGTCACTTGTGTAGACATCCTTATTTATTGTGTAGTAATCGTTACTTGACTGATCAACAGTTTGTGCTGTACAAAAAACCTTGTCTTTATACAATATTGTACCATCTGCTTTAGTCAGTAGTAAATCATAATACCTACCCTCTTTTAGTGACAATGCTTGAGATATTTCAAGATAATTACGGTTAGTGGTAGGGGATACTGAATACGTTACTGACGTATTGGTACTATCATCTGTTAGTTTTAGCGTTGCTGTTGTTACGTATTCTCTAGGTATCAACTTAATTGTTTGTGCGTCTGTACTTGTACTAAGTAGCTTCATACAAATATAACGACAAAACAAATTACTTTTGCAAAAAAAAGGAGGCTCAGTCAGACCTCCCTTGTATTACAAATGTTAACTTACTTAAATGAAAAAAAATAGACTGATTAAATGTCGTTGTGTTTAGCTTCAAGATACGAGTATATAGCACCTAGTTCCATAAGCGTTAAGTGAGACTTAGTTTTAGCGTTAGTGATCTCTAACATAATGTTTTTCATTACTAATTGAGTAGCTTCTTTCTTTGCTTCTCTGATTAACTCGATTTCTTGTTGTACTGTGTTATTCATAATTGTGTTATTTGTATATCCTAAACTTAGACATAATTGTCAAGTAATCCAAATTTTTATGCAAAAAAAAAAAGAGCGACATTTCTGTCGCCCTCTGAAATAGTCCGTGTACTCGTCTTACGAGTTTGTACCTACAGTAACTGTTGGTGTAGTGGTTAACCCTGCAAATGGATCTGCTTCCGTTGCTCCTTCTAAGAAGTTAGCAGGAATCTGCTCCTGTGCGTTTAATGTCAATGTATACCCTGACAAGTCACCCATTGCTCCACCTGTTACAATAGTACCACCTGTCACTTCGCAACCGTGTTCTGTACCCATAAGGAAAGCGTTACCGTTGTAATCGTGTACTACAACGTGCGGACGTCCGTAAGACAGTAACTTAATTTCTTTGTTATCCTCTTTGCTTAGCTTAGTTAGCGTGAGGTTTAGTGTTTGATCAAAGAAGGTAGTACCGTTCTCACGACTTGAAGTAATAGCTTGTTCAAATGAGCTATTGCCTTTCACTTCGTATTTAAAAGCTGTAATAGAACCTAAATCGTCTATTACATCTGTATTTGTTGAATCGTATGTCGCTGTTGCACCTTCGTTGATAAAGTAAACGGCTTTAATGCCCCCTACTACATCTTTACACGGTACTTTGCGCCCTAATGATAAATCACAAGCCATATTTTTTTTCTGTATTAAAAAAGGGCAGGTAGGCACTTGGCTCACCCACCCTTATTTGGTTAATTAATATTACTCTTAGTTTGCTGAGTTAGCAATACCGTAAGTAACTACATCTTCAATAGCACCAATCTGTACACCTGCAGTAAATCTCATTACTACACGTACATTTTGTGAGCCGTCTAGGTCAGCCATATCTAAAACCTTCACTTCATTGTGGTCTGCTAAAAGTCCAGTACCGAAATATAAGTTAGATTTTGGAGTAGCAATTGCGTCATTGTCACCAAGTCCGTTAGCTACAAATAATTTAACACCATCAAAAGAAAGGCTTCCGTTATTCCACCATTGAGTACCTTGAGCGTTTGTACCTGCAGCACCTAATCCTGATGCACCAAATCCTCCTAATGCACGTACATAAGCACGAGCAATGTTTTGAGATACATAGATAAACATATCTTCAGCACCATATAAAGTAGATGGTATTGCGTCTACGATTGATCCTAACTGTGCAATTACGTTGCTTGAATCTACAGTAGTACCTGCAATTTCTTGTCCACTTGGAAGGTCAGCATCTTCAGAAACTAATTTTGTGAATCCGTTGAATTGTCCGTTATTAGCAGTATCTCCTGCCCAAATAGAACGCTCTGTACGATCAGCGACTTTGTCTGCAACATAACCGATTAAATAATCAGTAAAGTTTTTAGGCATACTTTGATGCGCTGAATACCCCATAGAGATTGCTTCCCAGTCGGCAATGTGATCATCCTTACATAATTGTAAGTTCACTTGCTGAAACTCAGGCTGTAGTACACGCTCTGTAGTTGTGATTGTCGAAGTTGGATCAAAGTCACAAGTTGCATCTTTAACGATAGCGTCAGTAGATAACTTCTTGATTACTTCTTTAAACTTCACATTTGGTTTTACTGTTACACCTCCGTTAGAAAGTGTTGCTCCTGATAACAATGCTGCAGAAATGTATTCTCCTGCAAACTCTCCATTATAACTAGAGCTAGTGATTGTAGTAGTAGTTGCCATTTTTTATTTGCTGTTTTTAATTTATTTAATGTTTGCGATACGTGCCATAACTCTGTCCATTGTTGTTTGAGGACGGTTTTGACCATAAAGGTTTACTTGTTTTTCTGTTCCTGATTCAGGACTGTGCTTAATAGGTTCTGCTGCAGGCTTAGATAATTCTTCCTTTAGTTCTTCTACTTCGACTTCAAGTTTAGATAATTCAGTTTCCACTTCTTTTTCAGAAACTTCTTCTGACATCTCTTCTTTTTCCTCTTCAGGCTCTTCACCTTGAGTCATTTCCTGAATCATCGCTTTGATTTCTTCAACTACTGATTTTACTTCGTTGAGTTCCTCTTTGGTTGCGTACCCCATCTCCTCTTTTACCTCTTCTTCAAGGTTTTCGACTTTGTCTGACATATCTTGCTCTGATTTAATTTCATTAATGATACCTTCGTCCACTACAATTAGTTTACGCCCATCTTCTAAGTCATACATACCTTCAGGTAACGGAATCTTTTCGTCATCTGACTTAATAAAGATTTCCTGATCTGTAGAAAATTTTTCTGCTTCTAAAATTGTACCGTTCTCAAGCTTCATTTCGTCTAGTTGGATTTGTTCCATTAACTCGACTCCTAAAATGTTTTTGATTTTACTGAGTACCTCTGTTGCTTTCATACTTCTTTAACGATTACTGATTATTATTTTGCATATTTAGTTTGCTGATTCACATTCTGCACAGTCATCGTATTGAACAGATGCAGTATTTATATGCACACCTTCTGAATGATGTGACGAAGTTATGGTGTAACATTCGTTATGATTGTTTTCTAAAGTAAGATAATATACTTTACCAACTGTTAATTCTGTGTCGTGCATATGTACGTGGCGTGTGTGTTGGTCTGAACAAGCTGTGACTACATAGCCATACCATACACCGCTTAAATCTTCTCCTGTTATATTACCTATGCCTTGATTGTAATAATCACCGCCACAACATTTAGTACTGTACGTGCCATTTCTACATAGACAAGCACGTCTTCCGTTATGTGGTACTGGGGTTCTCCTGTCTTTCATATTACTTCTTAATAGGTACGCAATTAGGTACTTTCTTTCCGTTCTTCATTTTGTATCCTATCATCTCATAGCCTGCCCAACAAGGTTCTTTTAGTTCTTCATCGTCAGCTTCAATCAGTCCTAACTCTTTTAGTTTTGACGTTGACCACCTTAGTGCTGCTTTACCACCCCAAGCGTCATACATCAACATACCACAACCATCGGAATAGCTAGTACTTGGTCCTAAGTCTTTAGCGTGTCTTGTTAAGTAACTTTGCATTCTCTTAATTGTTGATACGGTAATTTTTTCTTTGTTAGCTAATTGGTTTGCTCTTTGTTTTCCAACAGCAGTGCCACAAGATCCCCAACCGTTTTTTTCTACAAAGTCAAGTACCCTTTTAGCATTGTTCACTACACCACTAGGATAGTCGTTATATGATTCTAGTTCTACATCCTCTGCCTCTACTACAGATAGAATTTGTGTAAGTAAATACTCTGCTTCCAACTCTTCTGATAATGCTTTATCCTTAGGTGTTTCTAGCTTGTCTGCAAAGTATCCTTCTATACTAAACCCCTTAACTTTACCAGTCTTTACGTAATCGTTCCATATATCATCGTTTTCTACTTTGACTGTCCCCATCCACGTTCCTACAGGTACTTCCATATCGTACAATCTACTTTTGTCATTGTCAGTACTCTCGACTATCCAAGACTCTACTAATGTTAAACCCTGTATTTTAGTTTCGTGTTCTAGCGTACTTTTATCTTGGTTACCTGCCTTAAGGTATTTTTGTGATGCCTTACGCACTGTATCTCTAGAGAAGTATATGTAGTACTCTTCCTCCCCGTTACGTCTATATATAGGCTTATTTGGAATTAACAAAGGACCTACGAGTAGTTTTTTATCCTTGTCTAACTCTGCAAACTTAAACTCCTGTGATTTTAGTGCTACAAAGTCTTCCTCGATAGCTGGGTTTTCAACGATACTGATAGCTTCTATGCCGTTAAGTTCGTCGTTTTCATCAATAATTAATTCTACTATTCTCATTATCCTAAACTTGCTGATTGTACAATATTTCTATCTAGTGCCTGCGCATTAGTAACATCGTTAGAAACAACGAATGCTTTCACAGGTTGTGATTCTCTTTGACCTATAGCTGAGGCTAATTGGTTTTCAGGTGACGCTCCTACAACATTAAATGCAGGTGCTTGTGATTGTCTTCCTGAACTACCGCCACCACCACTCATAGAAGGTTTACTTGCTCCTTGTGGTTTCTCAGGATTTACAGACATAATTTTTTTAACTGTGGCAAATGCGTTAACACCCGCTATAGCTGCTTGTACAAAAGGGTATCCGGGAAAAAGTATTGTACTTGGGTTAGCTGCTGCGTTAGCAAATACAGCATTAATAGATTTGTATGCGTCTAGTACGGTCTGCCCTACAGCTAATGCCTTACTTGCTGCTGATCCCTCTTTAGCTAATCCTTGTAATGCGCCTAGAGCCTGTTTACCAAAATCTATTTTAGCATCTGTTTCAGCTTGAGCCAACATAATACGTTTTGCGTTCTCTTCCTGATCTATTTTTGTTACTGTGTCTTCATATTGTTTCTTGGCTGATGCTAGGTATTCTTGCTTTGTTTCTTCATCTTTAATTTCACGAGCAATTTTTTCCTGATTCAGTAATAACTCTTGTTCTGCTTCTAGCCTTTGACGTTCAAACTCAGTTTCACCAATTAAGTTTAACTCATTCATTAACTCTTTTTGCTCACGCATTAGTGAATTTTCGTTTGTTAACTGCTCTGAGGCAAAACCTGTTACTCTAGCTTTTACTGCTGCTAATTCATTCTCAGCTTGTATTAGTGCTAACTTAGCTTCCTGATTGTTTTTATCAATAACTAACTGTGCTTTCGCTGCATCTACAGCTACTCGTGCGTTAGCTTCCATTTCTTTTTGTTGTTCAGCTAATACTCCCGCTAGTTTCCTATTAGCCTTTAAACGCTCTTCAATACTTTTACTTTCATCGTCTCTAATTTGACGTAAACTTTCTGCTTGTATATCGTACTTTTCAATTAAACCTTGATTAAGTGCTTCTGATATTTCTGCTTGTTTATTTAGTACTACTGTAGCTTCTGCAGCTTTATATGTACTTACAGTATAGTCTACAACTGCTTCTGCAACACCTGTAGCTACCTCTGATACTTTTCCAAGTGTATTGTCTACACCTGTCATTGTATCAACAAATTCACTACCTGCCATCTTAGCTGATTCTAAAGCACCGCTAAAGTCACCTTCAAAAAATTTACCTACTGCTTCGCCTAGAAACCCAAACATATCTAGTGCTGATTGAAGTCTTTTCTGTAAGTTTTCTTTTAGGCTTTGTGCAAGGTCTTCTACCATTCCCTTAGGGTCTTCAAACACACTCTTAAAGAAATCTGTTACTTTGCCAAAGTTATTGAATACAAAGTTTGTGAAATCACCAATGACCTTAGTAGCCATCTGTCCTGCAATATTAAAGCCATCTAAGTATACTTGATTGTTTCTGAATGCTTCACCTAGTGCTTCAAATATCTTCTGTGCAATAAAGAATACACCTGATGCCTTGAATAGGTTGCCGACACTTGTGAGGTTCTTTAGCATATTTTTTATGCCACCTGCACTTTTTTTAGCACCCTTACCTATTTCTTCAATATTGTCAGCTTTCTTACTTACATCACCTAGCTTACTGTTCATTTCAGTCATTAAGTCGACTAGTTGACCTAATTCCTTTTCACTTTTGCCAGTACGTAATTCAAATTCTATTTCCCTTTTTTCCATAACTGCCTTCTAAGTAGCTTAATACCTTCTGAGTATGTATGCGGATACTTGTATTCACCAAGTGCTATACCAATATAACGTCCTGATACCTTTTTTTTCTTAATTGAGTCTAACAACTCTAGTAAATCTTCAATCATACGTTAATTCCTAGAATATTATTATTGTTTTATCTGCTGTTTTTGTTGTATTGTCTGCTGTTACACGTGCTGAATCTATTGTAACTATTAAATCTTCTTGCACTTCAGCAGGATCGTACTCTAAGTCTTGCGTTACGTTTATTAACTCTAAATCTGAAATGCCTGTTTCGAAATTAGTAGTTAACTTGTTTATTTTGTAAGCACTGTCAAATATTACAACCTTGTCATTAAGTTTTATGTTGCTAATTATGCTGACTGGTAAAAAAGCCTTGAAAGTAAATAGCCTTCTCGATATATCAAACACCTCTTCAATATAATTACGATAGTAAGTGTAGAACAAAGAGTTTTCAGAAAAAACACCTGTGTACTCATTCTTTTGACCGCCAAAATGTAAACTTTGTGAATCGTTATTAGTTGGATCAACATTGTTTGCAGGAATGTAATAATCGTCAATCTGATGCGTTGTGCCACCGACTGTTTCAGAAAACTGTATTGGAGTGCCGTCATTTACCTTGTGAGCATAAAACAACAATGGTTTACCTAAGTAGGGTTCTTGCTTGTCATCTGCAGACCAACCCCATTGTGCTGTAGTACCTAAAAACCTTTCAAATTTGTGATGCTCGAACGGTACTGATATATCGTATGTTTCAGAAGTAAAGTCTGCGTTGTTACTATACAATACAGAACCCCATTCTTGGTTAAAGTACGTACTGTGGTATTTACTAAAGAAAGAATCTAATCCTTGATACTTAAATGATATTTGCTTAAACGGATATGCTATTTGAACTTTTGACTGTGAGTTATCTAAGTACTTTGTTATGTCATACGTGTTATCTGAGCCTGCATAGTAATCATCTAAAGGTAATACCTGTATCTGCTCGCCGTCAAAAAAAGCTGTAAGATTGAATAACTTAAATAGTGATGTTACAAAGTCAATTAGCTTCATTTTAGGCATTTCGTCTTTTACGGTAGTCCTTAGCGATGTACTAGAGGTGTAATCAATTTTTGCATTTGCATTGTTACTACCATCGAATACGTTTACGTGTAATGTAATTGTTGAGTTTGAATTAGACTGTACTGATATGTAAAACCTTCTGTCCCTGTCTTGTCCACCAGTAGTGTAAGACTCTAACATTTCTAAGTCAACAGCTGTATTTTGAAAATCACCTGTACCTTCATATTCAGTATCGTGCAACACTTTAAAGTACTCAGTAACCTTAAGTGAATATTTTACTCCTGCAGGTGCGTTTACACTTATGCTCATATACCTTTTACGGTTAGCGTCTATGTTGTCATAGTATCCGCCTGTACCAAACCCCTCTCTTAAATTTGTTGATGATCCTAGTTTGTCATACCAATCACCTGCAAGGGCATTTAACGCTAAATTGTTTGTAGATATATCATTCTCGTTAGGATCAACCCCTCCTTTCTGTTTGTGTAGCCATAAGTATATATTGTAATAAGGCAAGTTCGTTGAGTTAAAGAAGTCCCTTGAAAAAGATATACCAAACTGTTTTTCTATTGCTAATATAATAGCGTGTATCCTTACAGCAGGTTTTAACTGATCAAACACTACACCGTGATTATTGCCACTAGCATATAAGTTGTAAGTCCCTGCTGTGCTATCTGTATTATCGTAAACTAACCTACTCTTACTGGAAATTAAAGGGTATATAAAAGCATCGTCTATAACGTTCGCATTAATCTCAAAGTCTTGCCCGTCCTGCATTGTGGTTAATACAGTTGATGCGTCATACAATAGTGACGTATCTAATTCAGACAAGTCTTGCAAACTAGCGTCTTGTAATATTTCTTTGAACTGTATTGTATTACCTAAAAATGTGATACGGTAATTAGAAGGCTCACCGTTTTTCATTTCCACACTTTCGTTCTTTATCCTTCCTACTTTAAAGGGTTGATAGTTAAGGTGTAAAACTGCTTCCCTTGATACTTGAGTGTTTGTATTTAATACAGCAGGGTTATAATAGTGCTTGAATATCTTATTATTGTTCTTAGATGCAGGTACGTTAAATGTACGTGAGTAGTCAGTGAAAACCTTTTGTACGTCTAATATATCCTGAAGCGTTTGTGTTAATACAATACTTTCGTTTTGATGTAACTCTACTTCTTGACCTTCTATAAAAAGTTGTAAGTGTAACATTAGCGTACATTGTTTATCTTGTTAAAGGCAAAATCAAAGTCTACTGTGTAGTCAATTAGCTTATCATTTAAAGATGTTTTTTGTGTGAATGATTTACTCTTTGGTATTACAGGTAATGACTTTCCTTCAAACCTAATCCATACATTTTCAGATAAAAACAATTCCTCTATAGTACTTACTGCTGATTCCTTTATGAATCCTGTATTCAGTTTTAAACTGCTTTGCCCATTAACATTATACCTTTGCTTTTGTCCTTGATTTGTTCCATAAGTAAGACTTGCTGTGCTTATACTGTTTATTTGGTAACTGTCATCATTAACGCTAAAGGTTTCCGTTGTACGCTTAAAAAAGTAAACGTCTTGGTATGCACCATACTTATTAACAAATGTTATTTTGTACGGTGTGAATTTAGGCTCACATATATTATGCACAGTTATTGTTTTAAGTAACGTTGTATCATCAGTGTCATAAACTTGTATAGTACTACTATCTGCAGGCACTGTTATGTACTGTATCTTTTGATTGCTGTTACCACTATCTGTTATTTGTGTATCCGTACTATCTATTGTAACCTTCCCTACTCCTTCTGCAAATACTGGGAACTTCCCTGCTGTAGCTTCAGGAACATATATGTCAGTAGCACTTATTAATGCGTTATCGGACAGCTGTGGGTTTATTTCATCTTCATAAGTACCATAACCATCAAACAACACAAAGTTCTCTACAATAGGTGCGTATACATCTTCTGTAGCGGCATCTACTATATCTTTAGTAACAGTCACCCATTTTGTGTTACAAGGGTAATCATCATCAAAATTATGTTCTATGTAGTCCCTTACTAATTCTGATATTTCAAAGACAATATTACTTTTGCCTGTTATCCTATCTTTAGATAACGTGTATTTTAGATCACTATTTGAGTAACTTCCAACAGTGCCTTCGTAAATATATATTTTTAAAGTTGCGCTCTTTATTGCCATTTCTTAATTGTTAAATTGATAACATTCTCCCTGTGTACAGTTCACCTCTTTAACTTCTGATATATAACCGAATCTGTCTATTTGAACTATCGTATAACTTGTACCAATATCGCCACCAGTACCCCCAAGCCTTCTTGAGCCAATATACCAAAAATCACCACCGTTAAATGGGTTTCCTTGATCACACACTATACCTCCTTCTTGTAAATTTGTAAATATTGGATATGTTGCCTGTTCTACTCTTCCGCAATGATCACAGGGGTTTGTTACACCTATTGTAGAAATATAAAATTCCCTTAATACTACACCGTTTTGAATTTGAGTAACGCAGTCGCTCTCTATTGGCGGTTGCTGTCTTTGAATCGTACAGCTTAATGTATTTCCTACACCAAGATAACCTGTTGGAATAGTAATGTCTACTCCAATATTTCTATCGGTAGGGCTATACACAACAGGAAATGTAGAACCTGAACCTACCCCTAAAGTGTTTGCTGTAAACTCTGCTTCTATACCGTCATATAATACTTTAGATTCACCTACGACTATATCGCCTGTAGTAGCTATTCTAAATCCTTGAAACACCAACCTGTCATCAGTACAGCTTAAATTGTTGAGCGGTAAAGTTTCAGGTCTTTGTATGAAAGGTTTATCACATTCTATTTCACTACCTCCATTTGTGTAATGGTCTGGAACATCAAATATAAAAGTCAATGTTACACTTCTGTCGTTTACGGTAGTGTTTGCGCTGTAGCCACTTGTTACATCTACATCGTTTTCATCTTCAATACGTTTTATTCTTAGCGCGTTCGAGAATG